AGGCGCTCTAGCTCTTGCTTCTCACGAAACAAAGCCTCTTTAGCGCGGCGCTCATCATGGCGTGCGTGAGTTAACTCCTTAATGCGTTTCTTAACGCCGTCAGAATACGACTCAATCTCTTCGTCAGTGGGGTCTACTACTTCACGATCCAGAGGCTTGCGGCCACGGTCTTTTTCGGGGGTGTCGTCGACAATTTCAACTTCGACGTCATTGTCAGTAGAGACTTCTAGCTCGACGTTTTTATCGTCGTCCAGTTCGTCTGGGAATTTGTATTCACTCATTTCTGCTCCTTATGCGCGGGTATAGCCGCGTGGGTCTTGCACAACACATTCAATTTGGTCGTCGTTCAGTACCCTGAACTCCTTGCCAAACACCTTGAAACGCGTACCTGTGTAGGTGCGCACGAGCACAAAGTCACCCTCTTTACACCAAGGGCCCGAAGGGAACTTGACAGGGTCTTTGTACGCGTCTGGTCCAACCCGCATAACGAACAACACGGTTGTCGCGTGTTCTTCAGCTCGCAGAGTTACTGCGTCTCGAACAAGGTCGAGGCTTGTGCCAGCAATCTTTTCATCGACGTTGGGCACAACGCACAGCAGCTTATATCCCGTGGGTACTGGAAGCGCTGATGCTTTGGTTTCGTTATCCGCTTCGTCCTCAGGGGCTTCAAGCGGCTGAATGTGTTTGGGCAGTGTGATGCCCGGAGGCAGAATGATTTCACTCATCTGATTTCTCTACTTTCTGTGCAAGGTCGATTAAGTAACGCTCTGCTAGGGCTAGACCCTGAATAATCCCGCAGAGTTTGTGATATTCCTCGAATGTTCGACATCCACCACCCGCCAAGTCATCGGCGTAGTTGTTCATGTCAGTGCGTAATTTTTCGCGCAATACGCTTGCGAATTCTTGGATCATTTGTTAGGTTCCGTTTTGGTTTCGGGTAGCAGCCTGTTGTCTGCTTCTTGCGATGTCAATGCCCATACGGGCACCGTCACGTTCTTGGTCAGCTTCCAGCTTGTCGGCCTTGTAGGCAGCGTCAACCTGCAGTTGCTTTTCCTTAAGCTCTAGCTCGTCAGCCCGGGCAGCGGCATCAACTTGGAGCTTTTGCTGTTTGAGCGCCAGCTCGCCTTGTTTAATCTGCAACTCTTGCTGTTGCATTTGTACAACAGGGTCTTGCTGTTTTTGCTGCGCTTGTTGTTGAGCGGCTTGCGTTTGGCTTTGCTGCAGCACTTGTTGCGCGGCTTGCGCCATCATGCCGGACAGAGCTAACTCAATCTGCGGTGGCAACTGCTCGTCTTCGGGCGGCAAAGGCATACCCAACTGCTGCTCAATCTTTTGGCGATAACCGAAGCCAACGTGCTCGGCAATGTGTGCCTGCATCGCCGCCATGATCTGCGGAGCGCGAGGGTTTTGGCCAATCAACTGGGCAATGATTGGATCCTGCGTGGCAGACATGTGCACTTGGATGTGTGCCTGATGATCTTGATACTGGAACGCCTTGACTGGTTTGCCTTTCAGCACGTTCATGTTCTCAGACACAGGGTTGGTCGGCTTTTGGTCTTCCTCTAGCGGCACGAGCTTGTCGGCATTCTTAATACCCAACACCTCAAGCATGCCTCGGTGCAGTTTGGGCAAGTCGTAGATGTCAGGCGCAGACTGCGCCAACTGGATCACCGCTTGATACTGCACCACACGCTGGGAGAGTGTTGCTGCGTTCGGGTCGCTTACGGGCAAGATGTCTACGTGACGGTAGTCGCTCTTCTTAGCGCGTGGTCCTTGCTCGCCGTCCGGCTCGTATGTGTACTTGTCGTCGGTGTAGTCGCGGATGATGACAGCCAAAAGCTGAAGCTCTTGCTTCAATGCAAAGTGCACACGAGCCTGAACAGCCGTCATGACTTTAAGCTGGCGCTCAAGCAAAGCAAGTGTAGAGCCCACAGGTGCGTTGGCACCCATGTCGCTAACTTTCATGTCTGCCGTAGCAGCAAATCTGCGGCCTTCTTCCACCACGGTGTTAAGCAAGTTGTACAGCGTCTGTGATGGGTCTTTGTACGGCAGCGGCAAGATGTTGTCGCGGATCGTGCCCGAGCCAACGTCTACATCACGGAACTCACCCGGAGCGATCGGCGTATCGTCGCCTTTGATACGCAGACCACGGGACTTCAAACCACCGGGCAAGTTAGACAGTGTGCCTGCATCAATCAGCTGACGCATGAGGGACGTTGCGGAATTGGCAAACCCACCGATCAAGTGAAACAGACCGAAGCCGTATGCGCCAAAGCCGGGGATGTACTGGTAGTGCACGAAGTGCTGGCGCTTCAAATGGAGGTTGTCGTCTTCGTTCCAGTTGCGGCGAATGGCCAGCACTGTGTTTGATCCTCTGATGTACGTAACTACGTACGGCAGCGCAATTCCGACAGGCTCGTCGTCTTCATCTTTCTCGCACAGGGGGTCGTCCTTTATGACCAAGTCCACATGGCTCTCGCACAACGTGAAGCGCTCGTCGTTCAGATCAGCAAAACCTGTCTCTTTATCCTTGGCCTTGTTGATGTCGTCAATCGCCTTGTCAGGAGAGCCGATGTCCACATCGCAGTATAACCCAGCCTGCTGGAGCTTGATGATCTCGTTCTCGGTCTTGCGCATAACGTGCGTGACGCGGTAGCAAGTCTGAATATCTGAAGTGCCGTAGGGCAGCAAGATGTCTTCGGCAGGGATAAACACCGATGTCTGACGCCCAAAGTTGGGGTCGAAATACACCTTCTTGAATGCTGAACCCGTAGCGGGCAAGCTCCACAACATGCGCTCGTGCTCTGGGCGGAACTCCTGCATAACTTCCGTGAGCTGTAAATTCATGTCGTCTTGAACACGCATGGCAGCGTCTTTTTTCTCAGGCGTTTCTTTACCGATGATCTTGGTCCGCACTGGCCCCATAGCAGGGAAAGTCTCGGTAATGGTCTCTGACTGGAACCTGACAACCGCTTCGGTAATCATTGGGTGGAATACGCCGGACGCTCCGTCCCATGGCTCTGTACGCTCTTCAATTTGCAGGCCTAAGAGTTTCAAGCCCGTGACGTAGGCTTTCTCCCACTCTTTGCGTGAGTTGCGGTCGTTCTCAATGTCTGCGACCAACTCCGTAATCATGCTTGTCATCTGGTTCTCTGGAATGAACTCAGCCAAGTTGGCATCAAAGTCGTCGATGCTAGGCTCACCCTTCTCAATGCTTATCTCCAAATCACCGATGTCAATGTTGACCGCCTCTGGGTCAATGATCTCAATCTCAATTGGTTCTTCCATCGCGCCTGCAGCGTCGATGCCCACGGGTTGTTGGAAGAGTGCTTTATCAATGTTCGTTGCCATTTGTGTTCCTAGTAGTAAGCCGCCCTGCGGCGCATGAATGTGCGGTCTTCCTGCTCGTCTGAGTCAAGGGGTATAAACCCGCCTCGGCGAAAGCGTAACAGTGCTTGAGATGTGGTGTCAACGTAGTCGTCGTTTTCTCCGTTGGGAAAAGACGCAACCTCCTCGATCACCTCACGAGCCCAGCGTGTGTCCGGTGCCCAGACCACGCCAGAGGCAAAAAGGTCCGACACAGCGTTAAGCCGTACTATTTTATCGTTACCTCTGCTGGGGCTAAATTCTTCAACCGGTATGCCTACGGCTCGCAGCTCTTGGATCAGCGGCGCACCAGCGGCCTTCTTCTCCACAATGAACGCATCGGGCTCCCACTCTTTGTAGTGCTTAAGCGCAATCGCCTTTAATTCTGGAAACGCCATCCGGTCCTTGAACGCATCGAGCAATATCACCTGCGCCTGATCGCGCTCTTCCTCGTTGTAGAACACGCCCCACGTTGTGCACGCAGAATAGTCGGCTGTGTTGGTTGTCTCAAACGCCGTGTCCCAGCTCTGAATGACGTAGTCACACCGTGGCGGCTCGTCGCCTGTCCACACCCGCCAAGACTTGCGAGAGATGATTGCCGCACTATTGCTGGTGGGCTGCTGCATGTACTGCGCGTTCCAATACTGCGGGTCAATACTGGCTTTAGTTGCCTTGAGGGTGGCCAGCGGCCACTGCTCGGGCCACAAAGACTTCTCGTTATCGTCGCCCTCGTTCAAAATAGCGGGTAGCTCAACAATCTCCCACGGCTCGGCCTCAGGATTCTTGGCTTGGTAGTCAATCAAACGCCCAGTTAAGTCCAACTTGCCCCAGCGTGTCATCACAATGATGATCGCACCGCCCGGCATCAGACGCTGGAGCGGTCCCGTTTGAAACCACGACCACGCCGTGTCGAATGCCAATCGACTATTAGATTTAACGTCCTGCTCCGAGTGAGGATCGTCAATAACGAACAAATCAGCACCACGACCAGCAAGAGCGCCCCCGACACCAGCAGCATAATACTGACCGCCAGCGCTTGTAGACCACTTACCAGCTGCCTTTTGGTCATCTGCAACCAGAGTTTGAGGGAAAACATCACGGTACTCCTCAGAGTCAATTAAATTTCGCACGCGCCTACCGAAGTCCTCCGACAGACCCGCCGTGTGTGTGCCCATGATGATCTTCTTATTAGGGTATTTACCTAGAAAGTACGCAGGAAACAGGTATGAGCTGAACTCAGACTTACCCATACGCGGCGCGATGTTGATAATCACGCGCTTTTTCTTGCCCTCGACCACATCTGTGAAGATTTTTGTCAGTTTCCTGTGGTGCGGACCAATCTTAAACCCCGGGTAAACACTCTCCGCAAACCCTAGCATATTGGTTTTAGCCGCTTGTAGCTTGGCGCGGCGCTCACGAACATCTAAATCATCAAGCAATTCAAGCTTGTCGTGCAGTGCCATGTGCGGGAGCACTTTTTTGATTGCTTCGAGCTCCATCCTGCTGATGGATGTGAACTGTTCAATGTTCATCTGGCCCATCATTCTTCTCTTCTGGGCTATCGTCTGGGCGCTCGGAAATGTCCACCACGTCTATCACTCCCATGAACTTAGCCAACTTATCTTTAATGCGCTGCTCAACTTCAGCATCCGTCATCTCGACCTTTTTAATCTCAATTTGCTCAGTGAACAGGCCCACTTCCGTGACCTTGCCTAGCGCGATCAAGGCTTTCAAGCGAATGTTGGCGTTGGGGGACTTCGTCTCTTCAACCAGTTTAGCTACCGTGTAGCCTCTGATTTCCTGCGCCATATCTATGAACTGCCAGTCGTAGGCTGCCAACATTCCTGTCAGATGCCTTACAGCTGCTGGAGACTTTAGTTCAGCAAGACTGGCTTTTTGTTCAGTGGTGTCGGCGTTGGTGGTAAGAGACCCAAACGCTTTTCGCGCTGCCTCTGTCTGGTGTTGGTCCGCTACAACACAGTCGTCATCAACGCCTAACTCTGCCAACCATTGCTCCGTGGCAACTTGCGCAGACAGCAAAGCTTCTGGCTCCGCGTCGTCCAGCTTTACCAAACCATCCCGAGAAGTGACTTCGGGTTCAAAATGCACCAAGTGATCTAACATGCGTAGGAGTCCTTTTCGGTTGCTTCCTCGTTGGCGAGAGTGTACACTCCTTTTCGGCTGGTGTGCAAGCAGTTGCCAAATTGGTTCTTGCACATTTGCTTCTCCTCGATGGGTTAAACCATCTTTAGCCCCACTGGTTAGCGCTGGTGGGGTTTTTTTTGTCCCTCGGTTTTTTGAAATTTTTATAAAATTTTTTGGAGTGCTGTGTTTTTGTACAGTGGGGGGTACTTCGGATTTTTTTAAAATTGAATCGTGGTTACGAAACAGTGTTTGCACCATGACGCCACGGCACGGCTCAATAAGGCTTGGTGGGGGTAGGGTGGGGTCAAGGCATACAGGAAACACGTGTCAAGGGTATTTGGCAACCCCTCGTGGTATACTAGATGCATCGGTTGGGAAGGTTCTCAGCCGGTTCGGTTCCCCTCGCCCGTCTGCGAGGTTTTTCTTTTGGAGATCTATCATGACTAAGTCATTCAATCGTGTTGCTGTGTACGCTGTGTTTGATCTTGCGGACAAGTCGTCCGCAAGCTTTGCCGAGAAGCTAATGGCCTTGGGCATTGCATCTCGTGCAGAGGCTAAGCCCTTCGCTATGGACTGGGCTTCTAAGAACCACAACGATGAACCTATCAAGCAGGGACAACGTGGTGCGACATTCACTAAGCGTAACACCAACGCTGAGCGAGCAATGAATCGGGTTTTGGAAGTGTGTTATCCCAAGGCAGACGCGCCCAAGCCTAAGACCCCCAAAGCTACGGCCAACAAGACTGACCCAGTTGGTGCATTGTTCAAGAAGTGGCAAGCCCTGAGTGCTTCGGAGAAGCGTCGTTTCACAACGATGCAACTGAAAGCCTGATGCGGACAACTTGTCCGCGAGTTTTTTCAACCAGTTCAGCGGGCGAGGTCTGCCCGCTGTT